CTAGGAATCGACAATGTCTGAAGAAACAAGCAATCAGTTAGCGGATTCACCCGCGCCAGAACAGGCACCGACGGCAGAGCCTGTAGCTGTAGAAGCAAACGCGCCGGAGAATGAACAGCCAAACGAACAGCAGACCAAGACCTTCACACAAGAAGAGCTGGATGCAATCGTAGGCAAAAGGCTTGCAAGAGAGCAAAGGAAGTGGGAACGCGAGCAGACTCGTAGAGCGCAACCAGCGCCTACAGCTGCAGAGTTGCCGCCGGTCGAGAATTTTGATTCCGTTGATGCGTATGCTGATGCACTAGCTACGCGCAAGGCTGAAGAATTGTTGATACAGCGGGAAGTCGAACGGCAGAAAATGGATCTGCTTGATGCGTATCACGATAGGGAAGAAGAAGCGCGGACTAAGTATGACGACTTTGAACAAGTTGCCTATAACCCCAAGCTGCCAATCTCTAACGCGATGGCTGAGACGATTCAAGCGTCGGATATTGGCCCTGATATTGCGTATTATCTTGGCTCAAACCCGAAAGAAGCTGCGCGCATAGCCTCACTGAATTCGCCCATATTACAGGCCAAAGAAATTGGCAAGATTGAAGCCAAAATGGCTTCTGAGCCGGTTTTGAGAAAAACGACAAGCGCACCACCACCCATCGCGCCCATATCGGGTAGAGGCTCTGGAGCGCCGTCTTATGACACGACTGACCCACGTTCTATCAAGAACATGACTACGTCAGAGTGGATTGAGGCGGATCGCCAGCGTCAGATGAAGAAGTGGGAAGCCCAACGTAACCGCTAACTTTTTAGGAATTAAATATCATGGCAAACTCGATTCTTACCATCGACATGATTACCCGTAAGGCTCTCGAAATCCTCGAGAACAACCTGGTAATTACTCGTAACGTTAACCGTCAGTACGACGACTCTTTCGCCGTTGAAGGCGCAAAAATTGGCTCGACTCTGCGTATTCGTTTACCAGACCGCGCTCTGGTGACCGACGGTGCCGCCCTGCAAGTGCAAGACGACAACGAACAGTTCACCACCCTGACCGTGGCTTCCCAGAAGCACATCGGTGTGAACTTCACCTCCGCTGAACTCACCATGCAGTTGGATGACTTCGCAGAGCGTGTTCTGAAGCCTCGTATTTCGCAGCTGGCTTCCAGCATCGATGCTGACGTCGCTAACGCATACAAAGCAATCGGTAACACGGTTGGTACGCCTGGCACCACCCCATCGACTTCGCTCGTTCTGCTGCAAGCTCAGCAGAAGCTGAACGAAAACGCTGCTGTGATGTCGCCACGTTACGCAACGGTTAACCCAGCGGCTAATGCTGGTCTGGTTGAAGGCATGAAAGGTCTGTTCAATCCGACTGACACCATCAGCCGCCAGTTCAAAAACGGCATGATGGGCACTGGTGTTCTGGGCTACGACGAAGTCAACATGTCTCAGTCGATCAAGCAGCACACCAACGGCGACTGGGGCACCACCATCACTGTGACATCGACCGTCACAACTGAAGGTCAGTCCACCCTGCCAATCAGCTTCACTGGCTCGTCTAAGACATGGAATGTCGGCGACGTGTTCACCATCGCTAACGTGTTTGCGGTCAACCCACAGACCCGTGAGTCGACTGGTTCGCTGCAACAGTTCGTTGTGACTGCTGCTGCTACTGGCTCGTCAACTGCTACGCTGTCGATCAGCCCAGCGCTGTACTCGGCTTCGCAAGCTCTGGCTACCGTGTCCGCACTGCCTGCTTCAGGCGCTGCTGTCACTATGGTGGGTAACGCTACTGGCCAGTACGCACAGAACCTCGTCTACCACAAAGATGCGATCACTTTTGCGACCGCTGACCTGCTGATGCCACAAGGCGTTGACATGGCTTCCCGCCAAGTTCATAACGGCATTTCGATGCGTATTGTTCGTCAGTACGACATCAACAATGACCGTCTGCCTTGCCGTATTGACGTTCTGTACGGCTTTAGCACAATCCGTCCGCAAATGGCTTGCCGTATCTGGGGCTAAGCACTGGTGGGGGCTTCGGCCCCCATTAACGACTTTTTAAAGGAAAATTATCATGGCACTTCCTAACGGCGCAGGCGGCTATCAGATTGGTGATGGCAACCTTAATGAAACCAATTTTCAAGTTATCCCAGTACCGGCAACGGCTACTGCAACCGCAACGCTGACCGCAGCGCAAGTGCTTAACGGCATTCTGCTCGGCAGCCCAGGCGCATCGGCTGCCAGCTACACGCTGCCAACCGTAGCTGATCTAGAAGCTGCACTGCCTAACTCCGACAAGCCAGGCGTTTCGTTTGACTTTTCGGTAGTTAACGTCGACGGCTCCAGCTCAGGCGTGATCACACTGGTGACCAACACCGGCTGGACGCTGGTTGGTCTGATGACCGTTGTTGCAACTGCTGGCACGGCGCAAATCTTCCGTGCCCGCAAGAGCGGCGCTGGTACTTGGACTCTGTACCGCATTGGCTAAAAACCTCGGGGGCTTCGGCCCCCGTTATTTAAAGGATAGATCATGCCTAACACTAAAGCTGTTGGTGTTGCGTACTCAGATCCAGAGTTTGAAAGCGTATCGGTTACCGGTGCAATTACTGCCCCGACCATTACGTCTACTGCTACCACAAGTGCAGTCGTCGCTAATGCAACCGCTGGCTTGTATTTTCTGACTACCGCAATTACCGCTAACTCCACCACTACTTCCGCACCTAAAGGTTCAATCGGCACCACCAGCAACGCAACAGGCGCTGGCAAGCTGTTTGTGTCTGACGGCACGAAGTGGCAATTTGCTGTTGTTGCTTAAAAAATAGGGGCTTCGGCCCCTATACACCCTATGACAATTTATCTCCGACACCCGGTTCACGGCACTAAAGTTGCCATCATGGCGCTAGAGGCCGATTTTGATGAACAAAACGGATGGGAGCGGTATAATCCCGACACGCCTTCGGCTCTCGAAGAAGCGGCGCCAGTCAACGAGCTGGAACCCAAACGTCGTCGTAGCCGCCCACCTGTAGAGGTAGCAGCGGCAGAATAAGGAGCATTATGGCAACCGCCTTCGACCAGATTAAAGCGGCGCTTCGGCTTATAGGCCAACTGGCTGAAGGTGAAGAGCCTACACCGCAGGCTGCTCAAGATGCCTTGAACGCCATGAATCAGATGATTGATTCGTGGAATACTGAGCGTCTGGCTGTTTTTTGTACGGAAGACCAGGTTTTCCTTTGGCCGACCGACACCATCACCCGCACGCTAGGGCCAACCGGCGACTTTGTCGGCAATCGTCCTATTTTGATTGACGACTCTACGTACTTCCGCGATCCGCAGACCAACGTGTCTTACGGCATCAAGCTGATTAACCAGCAGCAGTACAACGGGATCGCGGTCAAGACCGTGACCAGCACGTATCCGCAGGTCATGTTTGTCAACAATACCTTCCCTGACATCACAATGACCATCTATCCGAAGCCCACAAGGCTTCTGGAGTGGCATTTCGTGTCGGTGCAGCAGCTGACTAAGCCCGCTATGCTCAACACCGTCTTGTCCTTCCCGCCGGGTTACCTGCGGGCGTTCAAGTACAACTTGGCGATGGAAATTGCCAACGAGTTTGGTGTCGAGCCAATGCCGCAGGTAACCCGAATCGCCATGACGTCCAAGCGTAATCTGAAGCGCATCAACAACCCAGATGACGTGATGTCCATGCCTTACGCGATCGTGGCCAGCAGACAGCGGTACAACATCTACGCGGGTAACTACTAAACCGTGAAGACGCCCATCCTTGGCCAAGCTTATGTGGCTCGCAGTGTCAACGCTGCGGACAGCCGCATGGTCAACCTGTATCCTGAAGCTACACCCGCGCCAGAAGGTAACGAGCCTGCGTATCTAAACCGCGCGCCAGGCTTACGCCGGTTGGCTACGGTTGGCACCGGGCCTATCCGTGGCATGTGGGCGTACGGCAACTACGGCTACGTGGTGTCCGGCTCCCGGCTGTACCGGGTTGACAGCAACTGGACGGTCACCCCGATCGGCGGCGTGTCCGGCACCGGGCCTGTATCAATGGTCGACAACGGTACGCAGCTCTTTATCGCGGCTAACCCAGAAGGGTTTATCTACGACGCGGCGACTGAAGAGTACGCTGAGATTACGGACGTGGACTTTCCCGGCGCGATAACCGTAGGCTATCTGGACGGCTATTTCATCTTCCAAGAACCAAACTCGCAGAAATTTTGGGTGTCTGAGCTGCTGGACGGCACCCAGATTGACCCGCTGAGTTTTGCCAGCGCGGAGAGTATGCCGGACAACTTGGTGTCGCTGTTTGTCGACCACCGCGAGGTTTGGCTGTTTGGCACCCAGTCGGTCGAGGTTTGGTACAACGCGGGCGATGTAGACTTCCCTCTGGCGCGTATTCAGGGGGCGGTCAATGAGATTGGCTGCGCGGCGACCTTCTCGGTTGCCAAGATGGATAACGCGTTGTTTTGGCTTGGGTCAGACGCCCGTGGTCAGGGCATCGTCTTCCGCGCGCAAGGCTACACCGGGCAACGGATATCGACCCACGCGGTCGAGTACGCCATTCAAAGCTACGGCTCCATTTCTGACGCGATTGGTTTTACCTATCAGCAGGACGGCCATTCGTTCTACGTGCTGACCTTTCCGACAGCGCAGAAAACCTGGGTGTTCGATATGGCAACGCAAGCCTGGCATGAACGCGCCGGGTTTGCCAACGGTCAGTTCATCCGGCATCGGGCTAACTGCCAGATGTTCTACAACAACGAGGTGGTTGTCGGCGATTTCCAGAACGGCAAGATTTACGCGTATGACTTGGACGTGTTTGCTGACGACAACCTGCCGCAAAAATGGTTGCGGTCATGGCGTGCGATACCGACCGGCCAGAACAACCTAAAGCGTACCGCCCAGCATACCTTGCAGCTTGAATGCGAGACGGGCGTGGGACTTGTGACGGGTCAGGGCAACGACCCGCAGGTCATGCTGCGGTGGTCAGACGATGGCGGCCATACGTGGTCAAACGAACACTGGACGGGCATGGGCAAGATAGGCAACTACGGCTACCGGGCCTTCTGGCGCCGTCTGGGCATGACTGACAAGCTGCGCGACCGCGTCTACGAGGTGTCTGGCACCGACCCCGTCAAGATCGCCATTATGGGTGCCGAACTCGTATTGTCCGGCACCAATGCCTAATACCGATAACGAACCGCAACTACCCAAGAACCAATCGCCGATTATCGACGATGGTACGGGACTGGTTGGCCGCGACTGGTATCGGTTCTTTGTCAACCTGCTCAATAAAGTTAACGCTGGCGGTGGCGGGGGGTCTGGCACTGTCACGTCGGTCAATGTCTCCGGCGGCACGACAGGTCTGACAACCTCTGGCGGCCCGGTCACAACCTCTGGCACCATCACGCTTGCAGGCACGCTAGATGTCGACAACGGTGGTACAGGCGCCACCACAGCGGCAGGCGCTCGCACCAACTTGAGCGTACCTAGCACGACGGGTAGCGGGGCTACCGGCACTTGGAACATTGATATCTTAGGTAACTCTGGGACGGTTACCAACGGTGTCTACACGACCGGCTCATACGCCGATCCAACGTGGATTACGTCGATTGCAGGCAGCAAGGTTACCGGCAACATCAGCGGCCAAGCAGGCAGCGTGGCCAACGCGCTGACGGCAGGCACCGGCATCTCGTACAGCGCCGGTACAACGTACGACGGCTCTGCGGCCATTACGATCAGCAATTCGGCGCCTGACCAGACGGTCGTGCTGACCGGCGGTACAGGTATTAGCACGTCGGGCACGTACCCAAACTTTACGATTACCAACACGCTGCCAGACCAAGTGGTGTCGCTTGCCGCCGGTACAGGTATTAGCACGTCAGGCACGTACCCCAGCTTTACGGTGACTAACACGCTGCCCGATCAAGTGGTGTCGTTAACCGGCGCCGGTACAACCAGCGTTTCTGGCACCTACCCAAACTTCACGATTACATCCAACGACCAATATGTCGGCACGGTGACCAGCGTCTCCGGCACCGGCACGGTCAACGGCATCAGCCTGACCGGCACGGTGACGTCCAGCGGCAGCCTGACACTTGGTGGCACGCTGACTGGGGTTGACCTGACTACTCAGGTGACGGGTACGTTGCCGATTGCTAACGGCGGTACAGGCCAGACGACTGCCAGCGCAGCGTTTAATGCCTTGTCGCCAGTCACCAGCACGGGCGATCTGATCATTGGCAACGGTGCCAACAGCTCGACTCGTTTGCCGATTGGGGCGAACAATTTTGTATTGACATCGAATGGCACGACAGCCGTTTGGGCGGTGGCTAGTGGGTCGGGCGCCACGATTACCAACGACACCACAACGTCCACTAACGTTTACCCGACGTTCGCAGCAGCCACATCTGGCGCGCTGTCGACCATCTATACTAGCAATGCAAAACTACTATACAAACCCAGCACGGGTGAATTAACATCAGAGCATTTAGTAGCTGGCAATGGTATATTTGTCAATAGTTTAACTATTGATGTCAGTTACACAATTGCGTCAGGCACGTCGGGCATGTCGGCGGGGCCGGTAACGGTAGCCAGCGGCACAACGGTAACGGTGGCCAGCGGGTCACGATGGGTAGTGATGTGAACGCGGTTGAACTATTTGACCCTGACAGCACGGCGGTGGTTACGCCAGAGGTGATGCGGCAGAAAGTCGTTGCGCTGCAAGACGAGCTGTTGCAGATGCCGCAGGCTGACATAGTAACAACACACACGTTTTTGCCGGGTGTGTACGAGCGAAAGATTACGGTGCCGCCGTGGACAGTATTGACGGGCGCAGCGCACAAGACGGACTACCGCGTGCGGTTGGAAAAAGGCACAATTGCAGTTAATGTCGGTACGGAAGTTAAAGTATTGACAGCACCGTGCGAGTTTGACGCCAAGGCAGGTGAGCAGCGCGCCGGGCGCGTGTTTGAAGAAGAAGTGGTGTGGGTTGACGTGTATGACAACCCTGACGACTGCCAAGAGTTAAGTGTTATTGAAGAACGGCTTTACGTTGTGCCGGAGTGCGGATTAGGTGACACACGCAGACGGTTGGCAATTGAATCGGCGCGGGCAGACTACCAACTGTTTTTAGAGCAGTTGGGTGTAGACCAAGACACGATGGACGCCATAGTGACCATCGAAAGCGATTTGATTGATATGCCAGAAGGGCATGACATAGAACTTAAAGAGTCGCCAGTGCATGGACTTGGAATGTTTGCGACAAGGCACTTTTTTGCGGGTGAAGTTATTTGCCCAGGCCGGTTAGATGGAAAGCGTACTCCGGCAGGGCGGTACATTAACCATTCATGCGATTCAAACGTAATACCATACAAGTTTAATGATGATTTATATGTGATTGCCATAAAAGATATCGGTATTGGTAATGAGCTACTTATAGATTACCGAAATGCTGTTGGCGCAAATTTTGGCTTTCACTTATCAGGGGGTACACCATGTCAGGGTTTATAGCAGGCAGTGTAATTCAAGGCTACGGCGCTGACCGCGCGGCTAGAGAGCAAGCCAAAGCAACTGACCGCGCAACTGCCGCGCAGGAGCGCATGTTTGAGCGCCAAGTGGCGTTGCAAGAGCCGTTTCGTCAGGCTGGCGTCAATGCGCTGCCTGAGCTAGTTGAAGCTTCCCGCTACACGCCATTTGGCATGGAACAGTTCCAGCAAGACCCAGGCTATGCGTTCCGTATGCGTGAAGGCCTAAAGGCACTTGACCGCACAGCAGCGGCTAGAGGCGGTTTGCTGTCCGGCGCCCAGCTGCGCGGCGTTACCCGGTTCGGGCAAGAGCTTGGATCGCAGGAGTTTACCAACGCATTTAACCGCTACCAAGCAGAACGCGCAGCACGTCTGAACCCGCTGCAAAGCCTTGCAGGCATGGGCCAAAGCACTGCGTCAACAATCGCAGGACAAGCCGGTCAGCTGGGGCAAAATATTGGGTCTAACATAATTCAAGGCGGGGTCGCGCGCGCGTCAGGCTATGCAGGTATAGCCAATGCCGCCAATACTGGCCTGTCGCAATACTTGGCGTACGAACAAAATCAAGCGCGGAATAAGTTAGACCGAGAGTATATTAACGCCTTAAATAACCGTAGCGCCGGGCAAACAACGCCGGGTACGTATTTCCCGCCAAAATAAGGATTAGCTATGGCACAAGTTGACCCTAATATTGCGCTGAGCATTCGACCGGTTCAAATTCCGCTTGAAGAAAGCCCGCTCAACCGTATGCAAAGGTTTGCGGAGTTTGAAAACGCGCTTGTAAAATCACAAGAAGCACAACGCCAAGCCGCACAACGCAACGCGCTTGCGCGCATTTACGCTAAACCTGGGTTGGAAGTTGGTTCGCCTGAATATTTTAAACTTATTCAAAGCGAAGTGCCTGACTACTATGAAACGGCGGTAGACAAGCAATTAAAACGGGAACAACTTCGCGAAGCTAAACAAACTTCTGACCTAAGACAAAAAGAGTTAGAAGCTAAAAATTTAGACCGGGATTTAGTGGAATTTAACCAAGTTTACAGCCCTGCACTGATACGTAACGTAGAGCAGGCTAAAGCGCGTACAAAAGCGTTATACGCACACCCCACGCTTGGTGCACGCGCGGCTAGACTTATGCCCGAAGCCGATGCGTTGCTTCGCACAGAGCAGGAATTTACCAATAACTATGAGGGGTACATAGCTAGTCAAGATGGGATGACAGGAAAAGACATTCTAGAAGCCGAAAATAGACGTAAAAAAGACCTTAGAGA